TGATGGTCTGCTTTTCCACACTCTTGACGCTATCCGAAACAGTGGTGGTGGCTTTCTCTAGGCTCTTAGGATCTGAGGCATCAAATGCACCTAAGTCTCTTGCGGCAGAGACACCCGAGAGTCCAATACTTGCCGCAGTTCCAACCACAGGAATGAGACCCGCAATCCCAGCAGCCATCTCGAGAGCAGCTCCTGTGACATCCCCATCGCTCAATTTATCTGCAGCAAATGCAGTACCCGCAACCAATCCCAGAAGAGGTAGGGACTTGGCTAATGTTTTTCCTGCCGATTTTGCTGCAACTTTGCCCGCAACCTCGGCAGCTTTTGGTGCTACCGCCGCCACACCCTTCGCCACAACAGGAGCGACTTCTGCTGCTCCCTTTACTACCGCTGGAGCTGCCTCCACCACACCCTTTGCAATTGTTGGTGCTGCGGCGGCGGCTCCCTTTGCAACCGTGGTTGTCGCTGCCGTTACTCCTTTAGCTAGAGCTGGGGCCGCCGCGGCCGCTTCCTTAGCTGCGATAGTTGTAGCAGCTCCAGATATCCCCGTTGCTAGAGCTCCCTTACCTAGAACTGCTGGGAGCCACTTTGCTCCCTTTAGGATTGTGGTAGCTAGCTTTCCGCCATTGCCCAAAACTTTCATTCCCAGCCAGCCTCCAACCATACCCATAACCGAGTCCATGATGCCGCTCATGAGACCGCCGGGCTTAGTAGCCTCACCGGGTTTTAGATCTTTTGGTTTTAGCTTGGACGCCAAGCCCACTTTGTCAACAGCATCCTTTTTCTTCTCGAGCTTATCCTCTTCGGTGGGCGTCAGTTTATTGGATATTTCTTTGAGAAGAACTGTCTGCTCTTCCTCAATCTTTTCTATACGTTCCTCAACAACAATTTCCTCTTTATCGGATTGACTTGATGTGTTAGTTGCATCTTTCTGCTGTAGATTAGTTTTGGTGACCTCATTGGATGTGGTGTTGGTATCATTAGCCTTATTGGATGTGTTTGTGATATCCTGCTGTTGAAGCTTGGTCTGCAGATCTTCTCTTGTCTCTACGGTGATATCGGTAGAGCGGTCCTCAACATCTGAAGAAGATACTGCGGAAATGCGCTTGAGCTCCAGCAATTGCTTTTCAGACAGCGCCAGTAGTTCCTCTACGAGACCCTTTTTGATACCCTGAACGTAAGGAGCTCCGCCCTTCTCAAATATCGTTTCCTTCTCTTCTTGAGATGCGTTCTTTATCCCCTCATCAATGCCAGCCAGAACTTCCTTAATTAGCGATGTGCGGTACTCGATTGCCTCTGTGGAAAGTTTAGTGGATTCGACGTTCTCAGCTGGAGCATCCGCTTTAGCAGTTTTCTTGTCGACAAATTCCTCAAGCTCATCCAGATCGGATTTTTTCGCTCTCGTGCTTTTTACTGGAGCATCCTCCTCATCATCCTGAACTCGAACTCCTCCAGATTTGAACAGTTTGATCTCATCCAACGCAGAGGTCACCTTGCTTTTCTTGAGGAGATCTTCCTTTGAAAGAGATCCACCAAACATCCTGGCAGTCTTTTCCTTTTCGGTTATTTCATCTAGAGCGTTCCTATTATAGGTTTCCTTTTGATAGAGCTCTTTTCCTTTTGCTTGCTGTTCTTCTTTGGATAACTTCCTACCCGCTTCCGTTAGATTGCTGAAGTTGGAGATGTACTCCTCTTCCTCTTGCCTTTTGGCTTGCTTCTCATTGCGGTTGACGATATATGCACCCAACAAGGATCCAGCCAAACCTTCTCCGGGTGTGATGCCAGCCATCCCAGCTACGTTCTCTATAGAAGTGAGACCCTCTACTTTGCTCTTGGCATACTCTTTTAGCCCCTTGGCGACAAAATTGCTGCCCTTAGCTGGAGCTGTGATCGTTCCCTTTTCTTCTTTGGCGTTTTTTCCTGGGTCTCCCTTGGGTCCTTTTGAGTCTCCGCGGAGTCCAGTTAGCTTAGCAGCCAGATTGTCCAACGCTCTTTGGAGCCTAGAGATGTTGGTCTCTTCTTTTGGTGTTGGCTTTTCCGGCTCTTCTTTCAGCTGAACGACAGTAAGAGACCCTCTAGATGCCACCTCAATGGGAACACCTGAGGAGGTAGCATCTTCCGGTTTCTTTTCGGCATCGTCTAGATGCAGTTCTCTGTAGATCTGCTGGAGCTTTTCGTTGAGCTTCTTTTTGTTTTTGCGAGCGGATGTCATATTGTGTTACCGGTTAGCTTTCTTTTGGTTCTCTTCTCTTATCTTGGCATTCAGAAGCTCTATATAAATTTCTCTTTCATAGGGGATCATATCGTTTAGATCCGTAAGCGTATAATGATGAGCGTGCATGAGATCAAAATTTGTCTGATAATGGTTAAACAGAGAATCGTGACTCATGCCAATTAGAAAAAATTACGCAGACCCTTGATGTACTTGTTATGCTCAAGTCCACAGACCGGGCACTTGTATTCAACAGGAATTCTGGCGTAGGGAGCGTGTTCTGTGAACTCCTCCAGCTTAGCGAAATCCTTGCCCGTGAGAGTGTTGACGAATTGCTCCAATTCCTCCGGTGATTCTTCGTGTGCGTGCCAGACCTCATCGTCGAGGAAAATGGTGTCAATGCAAGATAGAACCGCTTTGATCTTGTCCACCTTACCATCCACGAGATTGCTCCCTAGATCGTGGACAGATGGATTCTTCATTTGAATCTTCATCCGGTTGTTCAACTCAATGATACCCTTATCTCCAGGCTGTGGATTGTGGATCTCAACCTTCCTCAAGTCCAATCTAACCGTGGACTTAGCCTCTGGGTGTTCTTCTGGGTCGCATACGTCACATCTGAGGACGATGGTGCTATACTCACCAACCGATTTTGCGCGGACATGAGTGAAAATGTACTCCACATCATATGCAGTTAACCCCGCTCCAAATGCGGACTTGGGTTCCACGGTGTTCTCAACCACAGCTAAGAGGGTGTTTAGCATAATCTTTGGGTCTTCCGACTCATATGCAGCCAACAGCGCCCTCTCTTCTTTAACAAAAAACGGGCGAAACTTTGCTGTCCTCTGGGTAGAAGGGATTACGATATCGTAGACTGGGGTTTGGATTTTATCGAGTAGACTCATTATTAATTCTTTCAAGTGCTTTGGTTAGTTCTGTGGTCGTTCCCACGAAAATAGTTTGGTTTGCAATCTGCGTCACGGATCCAGATTGAGGGATATCCCCGCTTGTTGGAGGAGTTGCTGCTTTCTCTTTTTGGTAGAGATCCAGGAGCTGACTGTTCATATCCGCAAGCTGGCGCATCATTGTTGCAACAACCTCATACGCCCGCGGGGATTCGGATGCCTTAGCGACATCGATCATATCCAGTAGAGCATCTCGACCCGTTTCGAGTAGGTCTCGGATATTCTTCTTTGCTAACTCAGAATCGTCTTTGATAGTAGATGCTCCCTCAGAGTACTCTATAATCTCAGCTCGAACTGGATTGGGAGAAATTTCAAAAACTTCGGACATTTTATCAATCATGAAAAGAACCTCATTGCGCCAGAAATACTGGACCCTACGGCAGATATCTGTCTGCCTAAATTTGCAGCACCCATAACAACCGATTGGGCGTTTGAGATACTATTACTTACCGAGGAAAACTGCCCGCCCATGAAGCCCAAATTGGAGCCCAAGGACGTCATGGCGCTAACTGATCTAACCATGGAATTTACTGTGCTTAGATCGGAAGCAACAACCTGAAGACCAGCAGTAGCTGCCATCAGACCCGATGTATCTATACCCAAGCCATTCATCGTCCCCGCCATGGTGTTGACTGTATTGGAAATCCCCGTTACGTTGGAGGAGATCATGGCGCTTGGACCCGCGACAGAACCGTTAGAATTAGCCAGTAGTTGAATGTTTCCGCCCAGCGATGAGAATTGCGAACCCAGCGTATTGGAGTTTGTGATCAAGGAGCTGGGAAGAGAGGAGCTCCCCAAAGCGGCAGAAAATTGGTTTGTTGCCCTGGGAATTGATGTCTGCATTTCCCGCCCAACCGACAGAAGATCTTGGTACCGAGCATTTGATGCGCTTTGCGCCACAGCAAATTGTTCCTCCGCGATTCCTGTGGAATTTCCGTACCCCTCATTCTTTGGCATATTCTTAGAATGATTATTGTAATCGACGATAGTTTCTATATATTCTCTGGGTTCTCCGGAAGTGGTTGAATCAATTATCTCCAACCATTTATATTTCATCACAACAGAGACCCGGAGAATATCGTGATTGGCATAATCGACTTGGAAATCTCCAATTAGCTTCGGATATGCCTCGTACACCTTAACTTGATAAACAACTTCTCCATTTGCATTTTGTAAATATAGGTCCATATCTCGGACATAATCTCTGTAATATCCTATGGTTCTTGTTTTCTTGTTGAAAATCTCATTTGACCAGTTGTCGAAGAATGTCTTGGACTGGACTGTGTTATCTAGATAGAAAGTCATATTCAAATCTGGATAGGATATTCCATATGGCATCTCCAAAATTTCACCATATGTTCTCATCTCGGTGGTCATGTGTGTATAACCAGGGAGATTTGTAGTATCGCACATCATCATCACGCGTTGCGGAGATACTCCGTTTTGCTTGGATCCACCGATGATAACGTTGAAATGGCTTGCCGTGGGCATTCCATAGTTTTTTATTGATGCCGTAAATTCCGCCAATGAAGAATAATTCGCCATTACTTTCTCCTAGATTTTATTTTGCTGTCTGCCCAGACGTGCTCTTTGGATGCGCCAACAAATCGCTGCACTGGGAGCATCATAGCAGTGTGCCAATATTCTGGAGCGACTTCGCAAAATGGAGAAGCCAAGTGATCATTGAGATACATCTTAATACAAGCCTGAGCTGGTGCTAATTTTGCCATACTCTGACATAATCCCCATGATATTTGGATCTTCTTCCTCTCAGAAAATCCTTTGTTTCCGTTAACTTTGAGAAGTTCTTGCAATAATGCCATTCTGGGTTTATATTCCAGATAGTGCATGTTTAGTCCTCGGAACGCCCCATTCTCTCTGGATAATGGGAACACCAAAGGAAATTGGTCCCAGTATGGGAGAGTTTCCTTTAGTTTGGCGTCGTAGAAGAAGAAGTACAGTTTCCCAGGAGTTAATGTTCCCGTCAAGTGAAACGACTTATCCAGAAGCACTTTATTGGGCGTAAGTCGCAGTTTCGCGGCTGCTTGAATTTGATTATCAAACCACACCCGAGAAGTTCGGACTACTTCTGGGGTGATTAAAATTTTATCTAGGGTGCTCATTTATATAATTCTTTTTCTGTGATGACAACAAATTCCATATCCTTCTTCCCGCAAAAGTCCTGCGCCGCTTTCCATTTTGCTTGGTTAACTGCGTATGTGCTAATCTCATTAATTAATCGCATTCTCTGTTTGGAGTTCTTGGGTTGCAACGTTGGCATTTGCGTCTGGGCGAAGGGTTTTACCTCAACTGCAAATCTCTTAATTTCTCCGGATTTTGTCCTAACCAGCATAACAAAATCCACATAATACCTATGCCAGCGCTGATCGACAGGGCTAAAATATGGGATGACCAATTCTTCTGACGCATACTTTAGAATCTCTGGGTGGTTATCGCAATAATTCAAAAACTTGACCTCCCAGGAACTTCTGGCAATGATATTGTGCAGATTTCCAACATACTTTTCTGGATGTTTTGGGACCCATTTTCTGGGTTTTGGGTGCGCCATATGTGATAAATACCCTATATAGAATTACTTTACAGGTATTTATCAATGGGATTCGTAAACAAAAGTCAAGGCACAGTATCTGGTGTAGAGGGAGACACCAACAAGTACGTCGTTGCCAACCTGCAATACCCGATTGATTTGGATATTTCTGAGGAATATGGCGGCCATAAAGTCGTCTTCTTCATAAATGTCCCAGCAAATAGCGCCGTAGCAACGGGGAAGGTATATTCCCAGATGTTTGATGAAGGAGTAGATAATGTCCAATTTGGTACTGGAACAACGGATCTTCCTCCCAACAAATACATGGCAAAGTCGGGAGATAAAATCAAGGAAGCAGCAAACGTAGCACCAGTTCGAGCTGGAATAGAAGCCCTTGGTATTAAGGCTAGCGTCCTCGAGAAATATAAGAGATTGACCAGCGCAATCTCATTATACATGCCTAACGAGTTAACCACCGGATATAGCGTCAATTGGGACACAGAAGATATGTCCAGTTTGGCGATCTATGATCAATTTGCCGGAGCTGCAAATAAAGCTGGGGCGTCGATGGGGTTGTCAAAATCTGCTGGCGACAACGCGGCCGCCGTTGGCGGAGGTATTGCGGATGCGGCAAAAATAGCAATGGGATCAGTTGCCAATAAAGCGTTCCAGTCGGGACGAATGCGATTCGCAGAAAAAGCTCTAGGAGTAACATACGGAAACTCCAAATCCGAGCAGTTATTCAAAAGCGTAGATTTTAGAACATTCCAATTTAACTTCCAATTCTCACCAAAAAGCGAAGCGGAAGGGAAAAATGTCCTGAATATCGTGCGCATGTTTAGATATCACATGCTCCCAGAATATCTAAGAGCAGACAACTTCCTGTACATCTATCCTTCCGAGTTTGATATCAAATACTACAGACAGGATAAAGAGAACGAGTATCTCGAGAAACAGATGACTGCCGTTCTTACTAATTTCACCGTTAATTACACACCTAACGGTCAATTTGTCACTTTTGATAATGGAATGCCCACCCAAATTAACGTCGCAATGACATTCAAAGAACTGGCAGTTCCAACAAAAGAAACATCTCCATTCTACAAGTCTGGAATATAATATGATGAAATACTTTGCAGAATTTCCTAAGATCCTATACAACTTCAATATCACAGGCGAAAATCGCTTGGTTGTTGTTCGGGATATAGCTCTAAACGTCAGATTCGTCCAGAAATTAGTAGAAGGAATCGACTTCTACAACGAATATGACATTGAGGATGGAGAAACTCCTCAGTTTATTGCTGAGAAAGTTTATAAAGACCCACTATTGCACTGGGTCATTATGGTCTATAACCAACGCTACGATTACTTCTATGATTGGCCCATGGACTCGGATACTCTAGATGCCTATATAACCGAAAAATATGGGTCTGGAAATGAGAACGACCAGCATATCATTTTTGGGAATCCACATTATGAAGATGCCAATGGGAATATCTTCTACAAAGTCAACACTCAAACAGGAGTGGATGATTCAACTTCCGTGCCGTATGCCAAGGTAATCTCCAATAAAGATTATGAATATAAAGTCAACAACAGCAAGCGTAGAATCAAGTTGATTGACATAAGGTTGATTAATCAAGTTGTTGATGAGTTTCAATCCGCATTTGAGGTTATCCAAAGATGAGCGGCGAAATCTGGCAAGCAGGCGAATATAACGTCCTAGAAGCTAATTGGATGCTCGCGGGAGGAAATACAATAGGTGTCGCCCAGCAAATAGAATCTTTTGTTATCTATGAGGATCTTTATAAGCCATTCACATCTGCATCGGTTGTCATGTTAGATACGTACGACCTTCCCGGAGAACTGGGGCAGTTTGGTCGAGATCTATTCAAGTTAAAAGTAGAAACTCCCGGATTGCCCAAAGATACACAGATCGAGATGATTTTTATGGTGGAATCCATAGATCGAAGGGTAATGAGAAATGATAGATTGCAGTCCTATGTCTTGAACCTGATTCAAGTGGAATATGCTCAGGATTTACATAGAACAATATCTAAAACGTTTACCGGAACGGGAGATGAGATTACAGAAAAGATGCTTCGAGAATATATGCAATCTACTCTCCCCTTTAATAAAGAAGGCTCAACGAAGCAGATAAAATATACATCTAATTTCTGGAGTCCGATTAAGAATATCGAATACTGTAAATTGCATTCCATTAGCGCGAAAAATTCTCCGCTATATTTCTTCTACAATTCCAGGAAGGGGTTTAATTATCACTCCTTGGATTACCTGGTGTCTCAACCCCTATTCCAGAGATTTGTGGGTTCGGATTATATAACGGACGTGGATACAAACGTCAACGCCATATCTCTAGGAGAAACCAGAAGATCGCCCAACAAAGACTGGCCCGTCTTTTTGGATCTAAAGTTGGAGAAACTATTTGATTATACTAGAATCCACCAGGCGGGAGGATTCAAATCAGACTTGGTTACCCACGATCTTCTAACAAAGAAATATAAAAATATCCGCTGGCAGGGGGATCAGGACACGAGGACAAAGCTAAATCCAAACTTTGGATATACTCCCGAAACGTACGCAACTGCTGGAGCTGTGCGTGTAACGTCCTCCAGATACTACAATAACCATGACCTGCAAGATGTAACCGACTCAAAGTTTCTGCAGAGACGCCATTCCACATTCGCGGATCTGTTGCAATATAAGGTGCAAATAGACGTTCTAGGAAGAACGGATTATACTGTAGGGCAGAAGGTCTATTTGGATGTCAACAGACCAATTCCTATCCGCAAAGACGAGGGAGATATCAAGGATTATCTGCTAAGCGGACACTACATCATAACAAGCATATCTCATCAATTTGCGCGGGCCGGACACGTGGCAACGATAGAGCTTAGCAAGGATAGCACAATAGGAATTAGAAAAATATGAAATTCAACCCAGCCGTAACGTTAACCACCGCTGTGCACTTTGGTGTGGTGGAGAACCGGGACTCCGATCCTCTAAAACTAGGAAGATGCCGCGTTCGCGTGGTGGGTATCCACTCTGAAGATAAGACCGTCCTACCCACAGCAGATTTGCCGTGGGCGTATCCAATGCAACCGCCCCACTCTGCGGCAATGAATGGCATCGGCTATAGCCCCACAGGTCCTGTCGAGGGAACGTGGTGTATGGTTGTGTTTCGAGATGAGTTCAAACAGCACCCGATCATCATCGGAACCGTCGGAGGAATACCCGAGGAATTCGAGAACCTCAAGGTTGAGAACATCACCAGCACTGCATCTACTGCGGG